ATTTTGCAGAATACGCAAAGTGACACCATAATTATTGTAGAAGACGCAATTTCTGCTATAAAAGTTAGTAGAGTGCTACCAAGTGTTCCTATACATAACTCAATAATACCCCTAGAACTCATTTTAAGGCTCTCTAAACGCTTTAAAAAACTTTTTGTATGGTTGGACAAGGATAAAAATTTTTCGGCTCTTAAACAGGCTGGAAATGCAAGATTACTTTTTGAAGAAGTTAGAACAATTTGGACTGATCTCGACCCAAAATGTTATTCAGAATCAGAGATAAAAAAATATTTAAATGTTATTGACATGGAGAAACAAGTATGATAGAATTAATTATTATTAAATATATATTAAATAATATAATATATAATAAATATATAAATAATATTATAATAACAAATAAAGAACTTGTCAAGCTTCTTTATTGCATTAAATCTTTACAGGAATCTTCTGATAAAGAACAATACACCATTGACGACCTAGAACTAAAATTCTTTTCTGATTATCCATTCTTAAAAGATGTTGAAAAAGAAATCTTCAATACAATATTCGAGAAGCTTCGCACATTGGAAGTTGATGAGACTCGTATTGAGGAATATCTTGAGAAGCAAAGATCAGCAGTCATGGCTCGTGAGGTTGCAGAGATGGCTCTTGAAGTCACAGAGGGTCGTAAAGACTTTAACGAGATTCTTGACAAGATTTCTAAGATGGAAATTGACAAGCCTCTTGAGGAAGAGATTACATTCGTCACAGATGACTTGGAGGAGTTGTATCAATCACAAGTCACTACAAAGGGACTTCGTTGGAGGTTAAATTGCCTCAATCAATCTTTGGGTAGTCTTAGACAAGGTGACTTTGGTTTCTTGTTTGCTAGACCTGAAACAGGAAAGACAACATTCTTGGCTAGTGAAGTGACACACATGGCTACACAATCTGAAGGGAATATTCTTTGGTTTAACAACGAAGAGCAAGGGACTAAAGTTATGATGAGATGTATTCAAGCCTCGTTAGGACTTTCTCTACCTGAACTCTATCGAGACCTCAAAGGCAATAAAGAAAAGTTTATCGAGAGGACTCAACACAAGATTAAGATATTCGACCAAGCTTCAATCAGCTACAAAGATGTCAATAAGATTTGTGAACAGATTAAACCTAGCCTTATCATATTCGATCAGATTGACAAGATTAAAGGATTTGAGCAAGATAGAAATGATTTGATGTTGGGTGCTATTTACCAATGGGCTCGTGAGTTGGCTAAAGACTATGCCCCTGTAATTGCAGTGTGTCAAGCTGACGGCACAGGTGAGGGAGTTAAATGGCTCAACATGGGTAATGTTGCTAATGCTAAGACATCTAAACAAGCTGAGGCAGATTGGATTCTTGGTATCGGTAAAACCAATGACGAGGGATTAGAATATATGAGACACTTCTGTATTTCTAAGAACAAGTTAGTTGGGGACTCTGACTCTGTTCCTGACATGAGACATGGTAAATTTGATTGTGTCATTAAACCTGATATTGCAAGATATGTCGATCTGTGATAGAATATTAATATGAACCCTATAATTTTAGATGTTGAAACAACCATTGATGTAAATGGAAACCCATTTTCAGAAAGGAATAAGCTTTGCTATGTCGGACTTCATCATAATAATGTTTCTAGTTTATTTGATATTGAGTATAGTGGAAATCCGTACAGGGATAAACTTGACTCTATACAAAGTATGCTTAACAATGACTCTATTCTTGTTGGCTTTAACATTAAGTTTGACTTGCATTGGATAAGAAAATATGGAATTAATTTTATGGATAAGCGTGTTTGGGACTGTCAGTTGGTACATTTCATACTCACTAACCAACAGAATCCCTACCCTTCACTTAATAGTGTCGCTGAGTATTATGGTTTGGGTAGTAAGCTTGATGTTGTTGCTACTGAGTATTGGAGCAACGGCATTGACACCCCTGATGTACCTAAGGACATTCTTGAGCAATATCTAGAACAGGATCTTATTTTAACTAAGCAAGTATTTGAGAAGCAATATGAAGAAGTAATGTCTCTGCCCGTAGAACGACAAAGACTTATTAGCTTACACAATCAAGACTTGCTTGTCTTAGAAGAGATGGAGTATAATGGAATTTTATTTGATGAAGATAGGAGTTTAGAACTTGGTGCCTTATTGGAAGAGGAAGTCAGATTATTGGACGAAGAATTGGCTAAGACTTTTTCTATTGATGGTTTTAACTTTAATAGTAAAGATCATCTCAGTTGTCTTTTGTATGGTGGACGCATTACTATACCCAAGAAAGAAGTTATTGGAACTTATAAAACTGGTGAGAGAAAAGGTCAAGTCAAAGAGGGTTGGGTAGATCATCACTATGATATGCCTAGATTGATAGAACCATTAAAAGGAAGTGAGTTAAAGAAAGATGGGTATTATAGCACAGATGAACAGACGCTTAGAAGTCTTAGGGCTTCAGGAGTTTCTAAAGGAGTTATTCAACTTATCCTTAAAAGGAGTGGACTTGAAAAGCGTAGAGGAACTTACTATTCAGGACTCCCTGAACTCAGAGAAAGTCAAGGTTGGCATAAAGGTACGCTACATGGACAACTCAACCAGTGCGTTGCTAGAACTGGTCGCCTTAGTTCCTCAAAGCCGAATTTACAAAATTTTGATGGAGAAATAAAAGAACTGTTTTATTCACGATATTAGGAGAAAATTATGAGTGATTATTATGATGCACCTGACAACAGCGAAGAAGAAGCTTACTTTTATCATACTCTTGGTGACTTTGAGAGCTATGTAAAAGAATTAGGTGCTAAGTATGTATTAACAGAGATGAGTGATGAGGTTAGACAATTATTAAAAGGAGCATTAAATGACTAGAGATGAAATTGCATTAAAAGCTATGGAAGCATTAATTATAGCAGACCATGTAAAGAGAGAATATATTCCTGAAGAAGCCTATCGTATAGCAGATGCTATGTTAGAGTTAAGTGATGCTCATACAGGGTGATGCGTCAGCACTAGAGTGGCGATGTGCCGCTTTTTTAAGTCAAGATAAGGTTGCTTATGAAGAGATATGGAATAATGTCGATCAACACACTGATAATCAAACTCGATTTGGACTCCCATCAAGACTTATTGCAAAGACCTTTGTCTTTAGACTCATCTATGGCGGTTCGGCTTATTCTTATGCTAATGATCCTAACTTTGCTGAAGTGAGTAAGAGTGAAAAGTTTTGGCAAGGAGTCATTGATGAGTTCTATAACAAGTATAAAGGACTTCACAAGTGGCATACGAAGTTAATGCAAGAAGCAACAACGACTAAAAAAGTAATACTTCCAACTGGTAGAATCTATCAGTTTGAACCTGAATTAAGACGAGGGGAGAAGGTGTTCCCTCGCACCACAATCTTGAACTATCCTGTACAAGGGCTAGGTGCAGATTTGATGACAATAGCAAGGGTATCACTTTATAACAGAATGAGGAAACTAAACTATGAAAAAGCTAGGCTTGTCAATACGGTTCATGATTCCATTATCATTGATTGTGATAATAGCCATGTTAGCACTTTAGCAAAGACAATGCTAGATGTGTTTGAAGATGTACCTAAGAACTTTCAGAAGATGTTTGGTAAGGAATTTAACCTTCCAATGAAAGCTGAGGTACAGGTAGGAAAGAATTGGAAAGATATGGAAATATGGAAAAATACCTAGTATTACTATCCTTAATCTTTTTAACTGGTTGTGCAGAGATTATTAGAAGTGTTGCAGTTAATGGTGGTGTTCAAGTAGTTGGTGAACAATATTTAATTACTCAGAAAAAACCTATTACAAAATGTAATGTAGTTAATGTAGTTAAAGGTAATAATATTTGTAGGGTAACTAGAGTATATGTAAAAAAGATATAAAGTTGTAGTTGACTTTATAGTTAGATATGTTATAATATATGTATAGTCTTATAAAAAGACTAATAAACAAGGAGATAGTATGATTATAGAAATTATTGATGTAGGAACCCCTGAGTCAGTGAAAACTGGTAAGGGACAATATCAGACATTACAAGTTAGTTTCAAGAATGAGCAAGGTCAAGTGCAAGGCAAGAAGCTTATGTCATTTAGTAACCCTGCTGTATTTAAGGATATTCAGGGCTATGCCAAAGGTGATCGTGTCGATGTAGTCACAGTTAAAGAAGGTGATTACTGGCAGTGGAAAGCTATTGCTAAAGAAGGTGATGCACCTCCTAGAGTAGAAGCTTCTAAATCAACTGGTGGCGGTGGTAAAGTCATTGGTAGTAATTATGAGACAGCAGAAGAAAGAGCTAGACGACAAGTGTATATCATTCGTCAATCTTCTCTATCAACTGCGGTGGAATTGTTAGGTCAAGGTAAACCAGTGAGTGAGGTTATCAACACTGCTAAACAATTCGAGGCTTATGTCTTCTCTAAAGAAGCTGATGGCGAAGTAGATTAATGGAAGCTTTACTAGACGGTGATATATTCGCATTTCGTGTGGCTTGTACCACAGAGAATGACAACGAGGCTATTGCCGTCTATCGTGTCAATGAGATGATTGAGAATACTTTAAATGAAGTAGAAGCTACTGAGTATAAATTATTCTTGACATCTCCTGACAATTTCAGGAAGCAAGTCTATCCTGAATACAAGGCTAATCGTACTGCAACCAAACCTAAGCACCTACAATTTCTTCGAGACTATCTTGTAGAGAGTTGGCAAGGAACAGTGGCTACTGGAATGGAAGCAGACGATTATCTTGGTATTAATCAAAATGAATCTAGTCTCATTTGTTCCATAGATAAAGACCTATTGCAAGTGCCTGGAAAGCACTACAACTTCGTTAAAAAAGAGTTCTATGAAGTAGATGAAGAAACTGGACTTAGAAACTTTTATACTCAACTATTGACAGGTGATACTTCTGATAACATAAAAGGTATAGCAGGGATTGGACCAGTAAAGGCTAAGAAAGCCCTTGCTGAGTGTTTTACAGAACAAGAAATGTTTTCTACTGTTAGAGAGATGTATGAAAATGATGAGTGGATGATAATGAATGGAAGATGTTTATACATCTTGAGATCACTAGATGATGACTATCAACATCATTTTGAAAGACTATCTAATGGCGAATAAGGAATGGACTGAAGGTCGCTTAAAATCATTTATAACTTCTACCTTACGAGGTGGTTTTAGAAGGTATCCTCCAAAATATGAATCTCTTAAAGAAGCTCAAGTTGGTAAAAAAATTAACGACAAATCTCAACGCTTGGCTATGCACTATGAGTGTGCTGGATGCAAAGGGCATTTCCCTGCTAAGGAGGTTCAGGTGGATCACATACTTCCTGTGGTGTGCCCTAAGAAAGGATTCGAGTCGTGGGATATATTTATTGCACGGCTCTTTTGTTCATCGGATAATTTACAAGTACTCTGCAAAGGTTGTCATGACGAAAAAACAAAAACGGAAAGGGTAAAGCGTGTTAGTAAAAGGACTAAAAGCTGATGGCTCTTTTGAGAGTGTAGAGATAGACGAACAAGAAGAAGAAATATTATTAAAGATGGTAGCAAATTATATAGTAAGAAATTGTGTACTAGAACAAACGGAAGAAGGTCATGAGATATACTTGCACTATCTTCCTGATTGGGTATATGAAGGGAAGATACAATGAGTAAGAATGATGAATTAAAAGAATTAGTAAAAGAATTTTTTGATAAATATTTAGATGTTGTAGAGGTATCAGATTCTGATAAAGAGTTTCATCCTATTTATATTTCATGTTGTAGAGCTATGAAAACAGAGCCTTTAGATAAGTTATTAAAACATATGAGAGAATTATCCCATGAGTAAAAATGATATAACAGGTGACAGCATTCAAACAAAAGGATTCTTTACTAAACAAGGTGAAGAAAACTTTGAACGCATATTCGGTAAGAAGCAATCAAGAATTGATGTGATCTCGCAGAATGGTAACACAGGAGACCATTATGAGTATGAGTTGAATAAAAGTACTGGTGATGTAGAGAAGCGATTTAAAGATGGTGTAGCTAAACCTAATGGAGAACAGTTTAATGACGAGTAAAATACTATTGCTAGATATAGAGACAAGTCCCAATACTGTCCATGCGTGGGGTATTTGGGATCAGAACATTGGATTGAATCAAATCCTTGAAAGCTCTACAACACTCTGCTATGCAGCGAAGTGGTTAGGTAAGAAAGAAGTTATATTTGATTCAGTGAATAAGTCGTCACAAAAGAAGATGCTACAAGGTATTCACAAACTTCTAGACGAGGCTGATGCAGTCATTCACTATAATGGGGCTAGATTCGATATTCCAACCCTCAATAAAGACTTTATCTTAAATGGTATGACACCTCCTGCTCCATTTAAACAGATTGATCTATTGCAAGTTGCTAAAAGACAGTTTAGATTTGTTTCTAACAAACTAGACTATGTTTCTCAAGCTTTAGGACTTGGTAAGAAAGTAGCACATGAAGGACATGAGCTTTGGATTAAATGTTTAAACAAAGACCCACAAGCTTGGAAGACAATGGAAAAGTACAATAAGAATGATGTAGTGCTCTTAGAGAATGTCTATCAACGCTTTAAACCATGGATTAAGAATCACTTGAATTTATCTGTCTTATCTGAAGATGGTTTAGTCTGCCCTAATTGTGGTGGAAAACATCATCAGAAGAGAGGATATGCAATAACAACTAATGCTAAGTATCAACGCTTCCAATGCCAAGGATGTGGTAATTGGTTCAGAGGTACTAAGAGTATTAGCCATAAAACAGGAGAGAAGTATGTCAACATCGCTTAGTAAACAAGTAGGAGGAGACCATTATAAGAAATTTACTATACAACCCATAGAGTTTATAACTAAAAACAATATACCTTTTATAGAAGGAAACATAATTAAATACATCTGCAGATGGAAAGACAAGGGTGGTAAAGCTGACCTAGATAAAGTCATTCACTATGTAGAGCTATTAAAAGAATTGAAAACATGATAACATTAACAGAATTACAAGAAAAGATTATTGAACAAGTTTCAGAAGTAGATTTAATTGACCTTCTAGGACTTACTACTGAGGATTTAGTCTATGCCTTCCAAGACAAAATTGAAGATAGGTTCGAGAGATTGGTCAATGAATTGGAACTTGGAGATAACACTTCCTCCGATTAATTTATATAACTACGCTATAAGAAAGAAGATAATGGATAAAAGTCAAAAGATATTAAGTGACATCACCATATTTAATAAATATGCTAAGTATGTCCCTGAAGCCCAACGCAGAGAAACTTGGGAAGAGTTAGTAAGTCGTAACATGGTCATGCACATAAAGAAGTATCCACAGTTAAAAGAGGAAATTAAAGATGTTTACAAATATGTTTACAATCGTCAAGTATTGCCTTCTATGCGTAGCTTACAGTTCGGTGGCACTCCTATTGAACTCAGTAATAATCGTATGTTCAATTGTGCTTATTCCCCTGTCGATCATCCTGCCGTTTTCAGCGAGACCATGTTTAACTTACTTGGGGGAAGTGGTGTGGGCTTTAGCGTACAACGCAGACATACAGATAGACTCCCTACTATCGTTGGTCCATCCGCTAAACAACGACGATTCTTGGTAGGAGATTCTATTGAGGGTTGGGCTGATGCTGTTAAAGTATTAATTAAAGCCTATACACTTGGTAAATCTGATCCAGTATTTGACTTTAGAGACATTAGACCTAAAGGTGCTAGACTAATCACCTCAGGTGGTAAGGCTCCTGGTCCTGACCCATTACGCATCTGTTTAGATAAGCTTCGTAGTGTGTTAAACAATGCTGTTGGTCGTAAGCTAGAACCTATCGAAGTACATGATATGATCTGTCATATTGCTGATGCTGTACTCTCAGGTGGTATTCGTAGAGCTGCCCTAATCTCTTTATTCGATAAAGATGATATGGATATGATGTCAGCTAAGAGTGGTGACTGGTGGGAACTTAATCCACAACGAGGTAGAGCTAATAATTCAGTGGCTTTAAATCGTGAAGAGATTACAGAAGAAGAGTGGTTTTCCATTTGGAAGAGAGTAGAACAATCAGGTGCAGGTGAACCTGGAGTGTTTTGGACTAATAACTATGATGTAGGCACTAATCCATGTGCTGAAATTAGTTTAAGACCTAACTCCTATTGTAACCTAGTTGAGGTTAATGTATCAGATGTAACAACTCAAGATACACTTAATGCTCGTGTTAGAGCTGCAGCATTCATTGGTACATTACAAGCTGGTTATACAGACTTCCACTATCTAAGAAGTGTGTGGAAAGAAACTTCTGAAGAGGATGCACTACTTGGTGTTTCTATGACTGGTATTGCTTCAGGTGGTGTTCTTAAATTAAACTTAGCGGAGGCTGCAGGTGAGGCTAAAGAAGAAAATAAAAGAGTGGCTAATGCCATCGGAATTAGAGAATCAGCTAGGATTACTACTGTCAAGCCTGCTGGCACTACTTCTCTTGTACTTGGTAGCAGTAGTGGTATTCATGCTTGGCACAATGATTACTATATTCGCCGTATGCGTGTAGGTAAGAATGAGCCATTATATAGATATATGACTTCAACTGTACCAGCCTTAATTGAAGACTGTGTATGGAAACCCCACTTAGAAGCTGTTATGAGTTTCCCTCAAAAAGCTCCTGAAGGTTCTATCCTTCGTACTGAAAGCTATAAAGAAATCTTAGAACGAGTTAAGAAATTTAACTTAGAGTGGGTAGCTTATGGTCATG